TGGTCAGATCATCAGCGGCCTGTGCTGCTGCCTCGAGTAGCGGCGGATCAGCTAGGCCGCTTTGGTAAGCCAGGAGCGATAGCGGATCCGAGATGTTGAGGCTCATATCCGCAGTGGCGACCCGATCTGATAGGTGGTGAACTTACGCGGCGGCACCTGCGCGCCTACTGGTGACAGGCTACTGCCAAGCTCCACATCAAGCCGCGTGAAGCTACCAGAGACATCCACCACTTCAGCGGTGTAGCTAGCGATCAAGTCCTGCCCAGCTTGCGGTGCCGTGTTGTCGAGTCGGCTATCGAACTCATAGATCTTCAGCTCGCAGAACCGGCCGTAGCTCAATGCGAGCGTGAATGCTTGCACCACGCTGTTTGTGGCTGGCACTGTGATGCTCACCGATTTGCCACCACTGGCGCCGGATTCAATGATGCCGCTAGCGCTGAATGGCATGTATGACCAGCTGGCGCCGTCAAGCGTTATGGTCTGATTCACGTAGTAGGTCTGCCACCTGGCATAGGTGGTGGTTGCATCAAAGATGCGCAGGTATTGGCTTTGCGCCCTGTTGCTCATCAGAATGCACCTTGATAACGCCGGCCGCCGTAGCTGCGGCTATTGCGGAAGATCTGCGCACCGAAGTCCTGCAACGCACGTTCCATGTCGCCGATGGTGACATAGCGCTGACCGTCTTGCTGCAGCACCGGACCAGTGGTGATCTGCACTGTCGTGTTGGCTGCACCGCCACCACCCATCGCGCCGACGACACCACCTTCGGCGAATGCGGGGATGACGTTACGGCCACGCAAACCGCCGAGATAGTTGGCCGCGGCCTTGGCCATCTTGTGCTCGGGGATGATGTATTCAGGACCAGCCTCACCAACCATGGCCAGGGTCGGACCTGAGACAACACCACCAGCAGCGAATGCGGGGACTGTGACTTGTGGAATTGTCGGGATGTCAGGCGCAGGCAGGCGGTTGTAGCCGGCGATTAAGACGTTGATGCCACGTGTTGCCGTGTTGATGCCATTAGCAATGAACTGCAGCAGACCACGGAACACGCCCTTGATGACGTTGATCGCCGCTGTGAATGGCGCAGTCAAGATGCTGGCCAGCGTACTGAATCCTGCCTTGATGCCGCGAATCACTATGTCAACGCCAGTGACTACTGGCTGGACAAAAACGCTGTAATACAACTTGGCTGCAGCAGTGATCACCTCACCGATCACTTTGAATGCTGCAGCAATCTGATCACGGAATGCGTAGATCGCAACGCCTGCTGCGACAAGCAAAGCAATCCAGCCGACAGGCCCAGTGAATACTGCAGCGATAGCAGCAAGCAATCCACCCGATCCGGTCAGCGCCGGGATGATGGCAGCGATGGCCGGGCCGATCGTGGTGATGATTGAAATCACTGCGGAGATAGCTGGCGCCAATGCAGCAAAAGCAGTAACCAATCCACCAAAGATAAGAATGGCGGACTGCAGTGGTTCAGGCAATGCCGAGAATCCTTGGATCAGTCCCACCAGCGCCTCAGCAATCGCTGTGATGGCAGGCAGCAATGCCGTCACGGCATCACTGAATGGTCCAGCTAACGCAATACCAATCGCGTTTAGCGTGTCGTTGAACTTATCTGATGCCTGCGCCAACTCTGTGTCAATCGTTGCTGAGTATTGACTAAGAGCTTCACGGCCTTGATTCAATAGCGGAATCAGATTGACGCCACTCTTGCCGAACAACTCTTGCGCAAGCGCTGCTTTCTGCGCGCCATCTGGCAGCTTGGCAAAGACATCCGAGATCGACAGCATGATCTCATCAAGGCTCTTCACCTTGCCGCTTGAATCAATCGCGCTGATGCCAATCTTGTTCAGCGCTTGCGATGCGCTGGATGCAGGATCAACAACACCTCGTGCCAGTCGGCTCATCGCCTTGGCAACCTCATCAACCGAGCTGCCGCTGTCAGCCGCAGCATTGCCAAACCGGCTGAGGCTTTCAACAGCCACACCGGTTCGCTGGCTTAGATCGTTCAGATTGTCTGCTGCATCAATAGTTCGCTTTGCGATCGCAGTCAACCCGGCCAATGCAGCGGCCGGTATCAACGATCCAAAGCCAGCAGTGATCTTGCCTGTTACCTGGCCAAGCTTGCCGAATGCGCCTGCTGCGCTAGTGGCCTGCTGGCTTGTCTTGCCCAGTGCAGCATTAAGCGCATTGACTTCATTGGTGCCATCGACCTTGGCTCTGATGGTCAGAGCCGTAGTCATGTCCAACGCCATGGCTTAATCCTTGCGGCTGTTGACGATCTCAACCACTTTAGCCTCGATCACCTGCAGGTCCTCAAGCATCATGCGTGGGTCGTCGACCTGATACAGATCCATGACCCATCGCACAGCGCCATAGTCCAATCCGACGATGCCGGATGATCCGGCACGCCACTGCGTCTGCACCCTGAGGAACAGCTCCACCACCGGCCACGCATCAGCGATCACTTCGTAGTGCTCGTTGCGTTGACTGAGATCTGGCAGCACCAGCCCGAATGCTGCAGCGTCATCTTCAGTTTCATCGATCGTTGCGCCACTGGCCCAGTATTCAGCGGCGCCGATCAGTTTTTTCGCTTCTGCTCAACCAGCGACTCGAAGTATGCGCCAATCAATGCGCCAGCCACCATGGGCACATCAAGCAGCTGAGCTTTGGCAGCCTCAGTGAATGGCACCTCATCACCATCGGCATCCACCACACCAGCCCAACCGACGAGTAGCTCATCAGCAATGCTCTGATCTGTCACGCCATTGTCCAGATCCTCGTTGTGCTCAGCAGCCTTGAGGCGTTGTTGTACCAGCTGTTGGATCTCATTGATGCGGCTTTGCGGCAGGCGCTTGAAGACCGCATCAAATGTCGACTTCTCACGCTTGCCGCCATCAGCTGGCAGGCGGAGCACCACCGGCCAGCTGTAGCTCTGCGATTGACTGAGGACAAATGCCATGCGATCAGGTGAAGACCAGACTCATCTCATTGTTGCCTGCCGAGGTCGGAACCGCAATGAATGGCAGGTTGAGCATCTGGATGCCGTCCTGGTCTGAGTAGGTGAGGTTGCCTAGGTCAGACTGTGCCGTGGTCATAGTCACGCGGTTGCCAGCGGTCTGACCATGCTGGAAAGTGATGCTGCCGGTGCTGGTGCCGGTTGCAATGGCAAAGAAATCTTTTTCTGCCATCGTCGGTGCTTCGATCACCACGGTGCCGCTGGGTGCGCGGTTGGTGATCATGATCTCTTTGGTGCAACCCACCAACTCGCGGTAAATCACATCATTGGCCATGTTGAAGCTGTAGCTCATCAGGCAACCGGCATAGCTGAATGCTGAGAAGCTGGTGGTGTTGCCTTCCTTGAAGATTACAGGCGTTGCCTGATCGTTGTAGGTAGGCGTCGGCAGCGCTGTGTCAGTCGGTGCGTTGTAGATACCCGTCAGCGTGAAGCTGATCACCGGGATCTGACCCACCTCGCAGTTCATCTCAAAAGTGCCGCGGCAGCCGGTCACCTTGTGACGAATGCCATCTTGGTGGTAGTAGATGGTTGAGCTTTCAAATCCAGCACTCTCTGGCGCATAGGTAGCGCTCGTGCTGGTCACTAGCGTTTCGCTGAGACCGCAGCTCCGCAGAATCGGACCATAGGCCGGAGCAGTGCCAGCGGTGCCGGAGCCAGCCAGTTCAACCTCAAACGAAACCTCGACACGCGTCTGACTGAGCAGCTGATCAGACTGACCAAGGAAGGGGCGCACCAGCTCGCGGTTCACCGTTTCGGACAGCAACGGCTGGATCTCAAGGTTCCGCACCAAGATGGCATCACTGCCTGCTGGTGTTGAGTCAGTGCCGTAGGTGGTCTCGATCTTTGCCAGGATCAGGCGCCGGCGTGTCAGAACTGATGCCATTGGTGGCTCCCCAGAGTTGAATCAACGGGCGCCGAGGCCCTGCTCAGCTTCTATCGTAGCCGCCACCATCATGCACTTAGATTCGCGACCTGCGTGCGATAACGCACGATGTAATCGCAGGCAATCACGCCGGCAGGTTGGTCTGCCTCTACCAGCTCGAAATTGACCAGGCTTGGCTGGATGTCATAGGCAACGCCGCCCAAGGTCAGATCTGCCATCAGCTTGCTGTGCATTGATTCAACCGTTGCATCAGCCTGC